AACACAGTTGTTGATAATTGTCAGTTTGACGGGCAAGATGGTAGTGATGACGAAGGGCCACGACTGTTTTCAATGAGACTTTATATAGAATATTCAGGTACGTTCAACAACTGTACAGGAGGAAATTTTGCTTTTGGTGGTAAAAGCACAGCATCAGGTACGTTCACTAATTGTACAGGAGGAGATTATTCCTTTGGTGGTGATGAAGGCACAGCATCAGGCACGTTCACGAATTGTACAGGAGGAGATTATTCCTTTGGTGGTGGTGGTGGTACAGCCTCAGGTACATTCACGAATTGTACAGGAGGAGACGTTGCTTTTGGTGGTGGTGGAGGCACAGCATCAGGTACGTTCACTAATTGTACAGGAGGAGATTATTCCTTTGGTATTTATGGAACAGTATCTGGCGTATTCACCAACTGCACGGGAGGAGCTGGTGCTTTTGGTAGTGGAGGCACAGCATCAGGCACGTTCAATTACTGCACGGGAGGAGAAGCTGCTTTTGGTGGTGATGGAGGCGTATTGTCTGGAAAACTGTATTACTGCCGCCTCACAGTAGGTTCGTTCCAAACATTGGCTGAAGGAGGCAAGTTACGTGCTTGCATTGACGGGTCAGATACCTTCATCGCAACGCTTGATTATACTCCGCGATAAAGAAATGAATATTGAAATGCACGGCTATTACACAGTGATTTAGTTCACCTATTGACTGATGTGAGTAAAATAATAACTAAAGTATTAAAATATGTGTATGACAGAAGAACAAGTAAGAGAAAGACTGAGGGATTTACCCGAGGCTCCTATGGGTTTCATGACATTTGCAGAACCCGGAGACTTTCACGGTATAGTAGAATGGGAGGTATTAAAGGGGAAGATGATGTCATTTAACTTATTGGATCATCGTAATTGTGAGATATTTCATACGAAGTTCTCAAGAGAAACAGAAGTTTCATGGCATTCACATGGGGAAGAATCTATTGAAGTTATAGTTTGTTTGGAAGGACAGATGTTATTAATTATGGAGGATGGTTCACAGGTGAAGATAGAGGAGAAGGGAATGAAGGTGATACCTAAAGGAGTGAAACACATGGCTGTAATCGGTAGCAAACCCTGTCAGATCATAGCTATGACAATACCAAAGGAGAAATGAGGAATGATGACAAGTCGCCTAAAACATGGAAGGAGTGGGCTATTGAGATGAGTACTGATCAGGAAAACCTTGAAGAAAAAGTCAAGGAGAATTGTCAGAAACACGACAGACTTCAAGAGAAGTATGATGATTTGAAAGAGAAGTTCATACGTCTTGAAACACGGGTATATGTTGTTGTACCTATTATAATGATAATTGTAGAAATCTTTCTGGAGAAATTTTTAAAATGAAATGTTACAGCGTGAGAAAATATTCTTTGCTTGTATAGGAATTGTTTATGTTGCTGTTATTGTTATACTAATGTGTAATTGTGAAATATTATGAATACGAAACAAAAACTCGCTTGGGAAATTGCTTTAAGCCAATACGGTGAAAAAGAACGTCGTGGTGGTGAAAATAGTGTTATCCTAAAATATTTTAGTGAAATTGGTTTTCCTGAAATTAAAGAGGATGAAGTGCCTTGGTGTTCTGCCTTTGTAAATTGGTGTGTTATGAAAGCCGGATTACCTATTACTAAAAATCTTGCCGCACGTAGTTGGCTTGGTTGGGGTAAGAAAGTTATGGTTCCCGAAATTGGGGATATTGCTGTATTCAAACGTGGTACTTTGGGGTGGCAAGGGCACGTTGGTTTTTATGTTAAGAATGACGGTTTCTATGTTTGGGTTTTGGGAGGCAATCAATCCGACGAGGTACGGATTTCTAAATATCCCGGTACTGAATTACTTGGTTATAGGAGGTATGAATAATGGCAACACCAAGAGAAATACAGAAACAAGTAACACGCCCCACATCGGCTGTTATAATGATGTTATTGTGGGAAGCATTTATAAAACGGAGCGTAAAACCCACAGGTCTTTAGCCTGTGGGATGTAAGCGACTAACCCTGAGTGATGATATACTGACGGATAGTATCTGGAGAAGCCTCACCAATAGAGCAAACGAAATAACCATCTGACCAAAAAGTTCTTTCCTTCCAAAAATGCTTGAATAGAAAGGAACGATGTGTAGAACGCCAAATGTGGTAAGTAGATTCTTGTTTTAACTTGCGAACAATAGAAGTAATTGAAAGACGAGGGATATAACGAATAAGAAAATGGATGTGGTCTAAATCAGATTCAAACACTTCAATTTCAAAATCTGAATTAGAAGTAATGTTTAAGAGGATGGAACGCATATCTTCTTTTAACTGACCGACAAGTAACTTTTTACGGTACTTGCAAACGAAAATGAGATGACACTTTAGGTAATGCTTTGAACGATTTGTAGAAATGTACTGTGATTTTTTAGACATAATGAAGAAAGTTTTTGTGAAAGTTTTTACCCAAACACGGAGCTTTTACAAAAACTTGCGTATTTAGTATAAAAGGAGTATATTTGTAAACGTGAAAACAATACATAGGACATATCGCTTTGAATTAAGACCAACACGAGAACAAAAAGTGTTGTTGGATAAGCATTTTGGATGCGTGAGGTTCGTGTATAATCACTTCTTAAATGAGCGAAAGGAACAATATCAGGCAAACAAGAAGTCTGATAATTACTATGCACAGGCAAAGACCTTAACTGAGTTAAAGAAGCAAGATGAAACAGTTTGGCTTAAAGAAGTAAACAGCCAAACCTTGCAATTCGCTTTAAGGTCATTGGATACTGCATATCTTAATTTCTTTCGTGGTAATGCCAAGTTTCCAAGATTTAAGTCTAAGAAAAGAAGGAATAGTTTCACCGTACCACAACACACAAAATTAGAAGGTAGTAAAATTCACGTACCTAAATTCAAAGAAGGGATTAAATGTATTGTTCACCGTGAAGTAAGGGGTGAAGTTGGTAAAATGACTTTCTCTAAAACGCCTACTGGGAGATACTTCGTTTCTATTTTAACTGAAGAGCAGTATCAACCAAAAGAAAAGACTGGTGCTGTTTGTGGCGTGGATTTGGGATTAAAAGATTTTGCTATTACTTCTGATGGAATCAAATTCAAGAATAACCGATATACCAAGAAATATGAAAGAGATTTAGCAAAAGCACAAAAACATCTTTCTCGTAAACAAAAAGGTAGCAGTTCGTTTGAAAGACAAAGACGAAAGGTTGCCAAGATTCACGAGAAAATATCCAACACAAGACAAGATGTGTTACATAAAGTATCGCATCAACTTGTTTCTGATTACGACATAATTGCTCTTGAAGACCTTAATGTTAAAGGAATGATGAGCAATAGGAAACTATCAAAGCACATCGCAGATGCAAGTTGGGGGACATTTGTGAGATTCTTGGAGTACAAAGCAGGTTGGAATGATAAGCAAGTGGTTAAAATCAATCGCTGGTATCCTTCGAGCAAGACTTGCAATGTGTGTGGATGGATAAACCAAGATTTAAACCTTTCAGTTCGTGAATGGACTTGCAAGAATGGACATCATTTAGATAGAGATGAAAACGCTGCAAAGAACATTCTTAAAGAGGGATTAAAAATATTAAACTCGGCAGGAACTGTCGAAAACACGGGTGGAGCTATAAATAAGACTTCTGCAAAGAAGCGCAAAGCTGTGAAACCCGAAGCCCATTTGTCTTTAGCAAATGGGTAGTTCACATCTTTATTTCCAAACGCAATAAGCCCACCAACGGAAGAAGGTATTGGAAAGTTAATTCTTGCGGTTGGATTAACAGGAATAATTGATAAAGCGGTAAGAGAACGAAAAAATATAACGGAGTTTTTTAAATCAATATTTACTAAAAAAGAAAAGGAGAAACAAAATGGAAAATCTTAAAAAAGCGTTGAGCAAAGTTTTGAACACCTTCGAAACCATTATGAAGGCGTATGCCGACAAAAAGATTAGTGTTGGCGAATGGATTGGTATTTCTTATACCGGAACTGCGTGGATTTGGATTTTTAAGAATCTTGATCTTATTTTTGAAGATGTAAAAAATGCACAGGAAGCACCTTTCCAGCAAATGATGGAAGAACTTAAAGCTGAGTTTGATATTCCCCAAGACGAGTTTGAAGAACGTTTTGAACAGGCTTTGGCTTTGGTAATGAATATCATTGTTATGGTTTTTGGCAAGGCTGACGTAAGTCAAGCGATTGCTGATGTTCCGTTAAAAAGAAATGAAAAAAACGTCTAAAGAAACTCAGGTTATACCAATCATTATAAAGGTTCCAGGACGTAAAAAAGAATTAAAAATATTTACTTTAAAAATTAGGTTGTCATTACAAAAAATATTAACTTTGTGTAATAGAAAGAAAAATGTGTGAGCTTTGTGTAAATACTTCTTCAAAACCTAATCTTTCCAATAGGTATGATCCTACAAGGACTACGGTTCTTCGTAATAGGGCTGTGGCTGAAAGTAATCGTAGGTTTCGTGAACTTGTGGGCAAGATTAAGAAGTTGGTTGACACAGAAGATGTTTTCGGTTTAAAAGACATTCATACATTTGTTGAACCAGGAGAAAGAACATACCAATTTTTAAGTAATGCAGAAAAAGTTGAGGAATTTCGTAAATGGTTGGAAGAACAAATTGAAAAAGGTATTATAACCGTAGAAGATCTTGGACAATCTGGTCCTGCTTATTTTAAGACATGGTGGGGTAAATATGTAACGGACAGTTACAAAAGAGGTAGGTCACGTGCTCAATCAGAATTAGAAAAGTCCGGTTATGATATCTCTTTCACAGATCTATTTGTACCATTACAGATTGATGCCTTAGCCCTTGTGTATGTACGTGCTTATTCTGAGTTGAAAGGGATTACCTCACAAATGAGCCAACTTATTAGCCGTGTTCTTGCACAAGGATTGGCTGATGGAGATGGTGCTAAAGTTCTTGCAAAGAAACTTGTTTCTGTGATTAATGGGGCTGGTGTTGGTGATTTAGGAATT